CTGGTGGAGCACTGAAAGGTTGGAACGGTACTGCCGATACCGGTGCTGAAGCATTGACTGGCGTTTACCGTTATGCTACAGAGGACGTTCCCCCTGTACCCCTCGACAACCAAATCGAGAAGTATGATATCTATGATGATATCATTGCTGCCAAGCGTATCACCACCGATTTTGCTCGTAGCGTAATCCGTCGTTTCAACTGGGATGTCGCTGCTAACCCTAAGTTTGACATGTGGAAGCCTGACTATTCTACTACTCCTGGTAGTGGTGGTCAGATTGGTAAAGCAGGTGCTACTGGTGCTACCAACATTGCTGATGCTAAGTTCTACTTGATCAACTCTCAGTACGAAGTGTTCAAGTGCCTCTATAACGGAGAGTCTGATCTAGCTCCTACTGGTCTTACTGTTACCAACGAACCCAAGACTACCCCTTCTGGTGGTCAAGGTACTTTTGTTAGTGCTACTGGTCTATTCACTGAGGACCCTGCTGCTAACGGTTACATTTGGAAGTACATGTACACCATCCCAACGGATGACGTACTACGTTTCCTTTCTACTGACTTCATGCCAATCGTTCTTCCTACGAACGCTTCTCGTCAGGCAACTGAAGCAATTTCTACTGCTGATCCCAACTCTATCGAAGTTGTTTTGATCGAGAACCAGGGTAGTGGTCTTACCAACGGTACGTACTATGCTCCTATTGTTGGTGATGGTACTGGTGGTATTGTAGAAATCACCGTTGCTGGTAGTGTTCTTAGTACAGTAACCGTCAATGATGCTGGTTCTGGTTACACCTATGCTACCGTTCCTCTTCAAGATGGTATTGTGAACGGCGATGCGGGTTGGGTGGGTACTCCTATCGGACTTTACACCGATGCTGGTTTAACAACCAAGACCTCTAACGTTGTTCCTGCTAACGCTACTGGTGCTATGGAAGTAGTTCTTCCTCCTCAAGGTGGACATGGTTCTAACTTTGAAGAAGAACTTAACGCTAAGCGTGTTATGACGAACATCCGTCTAACCTATGCCGAAGGTTCTGGCGACTTCCCTGTTGACAATGACTTCCGTCGTATTGGTATTATCCGTGACCCATTTGCTGCTGGCGGCACTACTTTCGCTACTGCTGATACCCTAAGTGGTGTACATGCTGTTAAAGCCACTGGTGCTACTGCCGACTACGTTGTTGACGAAACCATTTCTCAGACAACTGCTTCTAGTGGTACTGCTTACGGTACAGTCGTATCTTGGGAAAGAGATGCTGGTAACGCTGGTCCTGGCGGTGCTGGTGTACTTAAGTACATCCAGTCGTCTTCATTCCACACCAACGGTGGTGTTGTAAGAGCATTTGAGAATGGCGGCAACGCTATCTCTGGCGATCAGTCCCTTGCTTCTGGTACGGTTGATGCTGCCAACAACGACACTCTCGTAGGTATTACCTTGACTAATGGTCTTGCCTCTCCCGAAATCGGTAACAACTCTGGTGAGATCATCTACGTTGAGAACCGCCGTCTCATCACCCGTGCAGCTGACCAGATTGAAGATATCAAACTTGTAATTGAGTTCTGATTTCTTTTTTACTCCGCTAAATACTTCAACGAACAATGTAGAGTATTTGGCGGAGTAACATGCCACAAAAGACGAATCTTAACGTAGCACCATATTATGATGACTATGATCTTGGCAAAAACTTTTATAAAGTTTTGTTCAGACCTGGATACTCGATTCAGACTAGAGAACTAACTTCTCTACAATCGATTCTCCAGAATCAAATAGAAAGTTTTGGTAAGTTCAACTTTAAGCAGGGACAGCAAGTCATTCCTGGTGAGGTTGGACTTAATACCAAGCTTGATTATGTCAAGTTATCTTCTGTATCTGAAGTTGCTGTAAACGAAAACGGTCAAATCGTTTACAAGAAATATGATATCAAAAAACTTATCGGTACACAACTTCAGGGCCTAAACTCTGGAGTTGTTGGGCGCGTACTAAGTTCTGAGTATGGATCTGATATTGAAGCAGATACATTGTTCGTAAAATATACCACTAGTGGATCTGCTAGCAACGAAACTACCTTTAGACAAGGAGAAACGCTAGAAGTTATTGCTGGTATCAACACACCTCTACTTGTAGTTGGCACAGATGGTAGCGTACTTCCTACCAGTATTAATGTAGAAGATCCTACATCTGGTAATATCGAAACCTTTAGCAGTCGTGCTATGGGATTTGCTACTGCTGTTGATGTACAAGAAGGTGTTTACTTTGTTAATGGTTTCTTTGTAAGAAACAAAAAACAACTGCTGATTATCAACAAATATTATAATAAAGCATCAGCTAAAGTAGGTTTTACTGTTACAGAAAGTGTTGTAACTCCTGAAGAGGACACTTCTTTAGCAGATAATGCCAGAGGTTTCTCTAACTCTTCTGCTCCTGGTGCTCATCGTCTTAGCATTAATCTAAACCTTACTAAGTTTGATTATAATGCTAATACTGATAAAAACTTCATCCAGTTGGTTCAAATCAAGAACGGAACTGTAGAAAAACAAATTAGGTCAGCAGACTACACCCTCCTAGAAGAGACTCTAGCAAGAAGAACATTTGATGAGTCTGGTGATTATGTTGTAGAAGATTTCGACTACGATGTTAGAGAGTATTACCAGAGAAGTGGTAACAATGGTGTATATGCTCTTAGTAATGAGACTGGTCTAGTAAACAGAACTTATTCGGCAGGAGAAGCAGAAGGCAAGATGGTCTTGTCTGTAAGTTCTGGTAAGGCATATGTCAAAGGATATGAAATTATCAATAAAGAGACTAAGACTCTTGAGGTAAGTAAAGGTAGAGATACCCTATCCCGTGACAATGTAACTATCAAGACAAAAGGTCTTCCCGAATTTAATATCACCAATGTCTATGGCAGTATTCCTCTAAACACAGTTGGTGATGAACTTACTGGATATCCAACTGTATCTCTAAACAGTGTATTTAATGATGGCACAATTGGATTCTCTGGTTTAGAACCAGATGGATACTTTAGAGATTCTGTTGATAGAAGATCCGAAGCATTTGGTCTGGACCAAGGTATCATGACCATTTATGTCCAGGCAATTGGTGATGTTCCCACACAAACTTCTCAACTTCCTAATGAAGTATGGTTTGTTACGACTAGAGGAACTGGAACGATTAATGGTAAGAGTGCTAAGGTAATTGGTAAAGCTATTGTCAACCGACCTGAGGTTAATAGTGCTAACTCAGCATACTTCGGCGAACTTACAATTCTAGGTAGCAAAGGTGACCTAGACAAGTACATGAAAGAGTTTGATAGTGACGAGACTGATTATAGAAGATATGTGTATACTTCTGAAACTGGTATGGAAACTTCTAGTAATCCATATGGTTTAATTGTTGATTACAATCCATCATTTACCCCTATCGTTGGTGTATCCAAACCAAAAGACTTTAGACTAATCAGCAGAGGTAATGGATTCAATCCTGATGCCGATATTATCCTTTCTAGAGGTAGAACAGGATCTGCTACTCCATACAATGCTACGTTTGGTTTTTCATACTTTAATCCTGTCTTCTTTACTAGACTAAAACTAGAGAAAGAAATTATCGCTCAAACTTTTAAGAATGGTAAGTACATCTATGGTAAAGAGAGTAAAGCATATGGCGTAATTGAAAATGATTCTAAAGCACAATTCAGTGGCATCTCTACATTATTTGTAACCACATTGTCTGGTCAGTTTATTCCTGGCGAAACAATTATTGATGAAGAAAATAATGCTATCAAGATTGCCAAAGAAAATACTATTTCCCACTTTATTGTGACAAAGAGAGGTACTAATTACACATCGTCTTCACAGATGGTGATCAATGGTACAACCTTCGATCAGTCTAAAGTTGGTATCGTCTTGTATGGTGGTGCTGTAGTTAAAGTTAGCGTAGAAGATAGAAGTGCTCTACAGCAAACTTATGCCGCTCCTCCATCAATTGGATTTACTGGAGATGGATCTAATAACGATAAGGCAGTTGTTGTACCCGTACTATTCAAAGAAACTGTACTTACCTTTACTCCACAGAATGTAAAATCAGTATCTTCTACGTTCAACAACTATACATTTACAGCTGATGTTGATTTCACTTCGACATCTTATGCTACTTACAAGCAAATCAGTGACTTCACCTTCTTCGGTAATAATGGATTCAAGTTTATTGAATGTAATGGTTTTGGTGCTGATCTAACTGGCGACCTGATTCAAGGTGACATCATCCAGTTTACTGATGCTAATAACAATGTCATCAAGAATATTGTACAATACGTTACCCTACCACAAGATACCGAGAAATCTAGAATCTATCTAGACTATGCTCTACCTGCTGATATTAATAATGCCACTATTGTAAGATTACGTCCTAGACTATCTAATAGTGCTGCTACCCTTGTATTCCCAACTGGCAGTAAGCAAGTAGCATCTCTAGTTAGCGATTCTTCTAACACTAAGTTTAAGTATCACGTAAGAAAAGATTTTGTCACTGAGCTATCTGCTAGTGGTGGCAACTTAACATTTACCGCTCAACTACCTGTTGGTACACAAACGTTTGTTAGTTTCAGTGAAGAGCAATTCCTAATTACTGTTTTAGATAAAGGATCATCTACTGTTGTAGAAAATGGTGATGTTGTTTTCGTTGATCCCAGATACATCGAGGTGTCAGATTCCGTTATTACTGCTAGTAGTGTCACTGCTGGTGCCTTGAGAATCAAGAATCTACCATCAGATTACTTTGGTAATATTATTGATGGTAACTTCCCTAAACTAAAATTAACTGCTACTGTCGAGATCGATAAAGCACGTCCTAGACTTAAGACTGCTATCAGAAACAAACGTGTCATCATCATCTCTTCTGGTGACCGTGTAATTCCTCTAAGAGGTCAGGATTACGATTCTGATGTCATCGAGACATTCTCTTATTCTGACGTATTCAAACTTAAGTATGTTTACGAAGGAACAACCACCAACCCACCTGTAGTTGATACTGCTGGTAACCTAGTTAGTGGTACTGATGTAACTTACAAGTACAAGTTTGACAATGGACAAAGAGACACATACTATGATGTTTCTAGAGTTGTATTGAAGCCTGGTTTTGATGCTCCTACTGGTCAACTAGTAGCAGCGTTCGACTTTTTCGAGCATTCTCAAGGAGACTTCTGTACAGTTGACTCGTATCTCCATGAAGCAGGTGTACTGCCTGATGAGATTCCTCTATTCAACTCAACTGTTAATGGTGTTATCTCTCTTAGAGACTCAATCGACTTCAGACCTAAGGTTGATGGTAATACAACTATTACTGGTTTCCAAGATCAATCTATCGTCGAGAGATTTGATACCACAGACTACATCACATTCCTAGGTACAGGTGGAATTCCAACAGGAACTCCTGCTTCTGATTCTAACCTATCTTATACTGTATCCTTTAGCGAGAAGCAGTATCTAGATCGTATTGACGGTCTATTCCTCACTAAAAAAGGAGACTTTATTATCAAGGAAGGTAATGCTTCGTTGAATCCATCCAAACCAGAACCATTGGATGATGCTGTTTCCCTTTGCTATCTTCATATCCCTGCTTACACTAACAACAGTAAGGATGTAAGAATTGTTCCTGTGGATAACAAGCGTTATACCATGAAGGACATCGGCAAACTGGAGAAGAGAATTGAGCGTCTAGAGTATTACACGACTCTAAGCATTCTTGAGCAGCAAGCACTAAACATGCAAGTCAAGGATGAACTTGGTCTAGACAGATTCAAATCTGGTTTCCTTGTAGATAACTTTGAAGCACATAGAACAGGCAACCTCAAGTCCGAAGATTATAGATGTGCTATTGACACTCAGCAGTCTGTTCTAAGAGCACAATCCAAAGAAGATAGTTTTGTTCTCGAAGAAATCAATACTAGAGATGACCAAAGAGCAGTTGCTGGATATGTAATCAACGATGGTATTGTTACACTACCTTTCGAGAATGTAGAACTACTAAGCAATAAGAATGCTACCAAGACTATCAACCCTAACCCATTTGTTGTTATTCAGTATGTTGGTGAAGGTGTAATTACACCACAGCAAGATTCTTGGTACGATCAGGGTATTGCTCCTTTGGTTGTTGATTCTAATACGAAACTTAATTCCATCTTCCTAGCGAAAGATGTTGTAGCAGATGCTTACTCTAGCATTTACAACTCATTCATCGTTAACTGGTGTGGTACTGATGCTGGTATCCTACCCATCGAATCTCTTGCTAACATTAACAGTGAGGACATTGAATCCACAGTTGAATCTGCTTCTATTGCTAGTTCTTCTAATGTAAGTCCACAGAACAATGAAGTAGGTAAAGGCGTATCAACTAAGACTATTGGTGATAGAAAAGTTGCTACTTCTCTACAGTTCTTTGCTAGATCAATTCCTGTTAAGTTTGTGATGAACAGACTAAAACCAGACACTGCTGTTTATGTGTTTATGGAAGGACGTAACGTTGGACGTTGGGTCATTCCTGATAGTCGTTTTAGTGGTCAAGCAGGTAACTCCCTTTCTACTTTCGGAGCTCCTCTTGTTACTGATTCTAATGGTAACCTATCTGGTATTATTTTGATTCCAGCTGGTCTTCCTCCTGTATCCAACACCAGATGGACTGGTAATGTAGATACTGTTGATTATGATCAAACTGGTGAAGAAATTAGATTTTCCACAGGTACAAAAACTATCAGATTTACATCTGCTTCTGATGACGCTGATAAGAACGAAGTTGATTCTTATGCTGAGGTCAAGTTCTATGCTTCTGGAACTACTCCTTCTAATCCACCTAGTATCACATCAACGGCTACTTCATTCTTCAAAGCAAATGAAGGAGTACAGTTGGTTGATAGTAATACCGACAATCCAATTAAACCAAATCCACTTGCCCAAACTTTCAAGATTGAGAACTTTGATGGTGGTTTAATGACAACTGGTGTTGATTTGTTCTTCAATAAGAAGAGTGAGACTATTCCTATTAGAGCATATCTAACAGATGTTGCTGCTGGAAAACCAGGCAAAAATATTATTCCTGGTACACAAGTATCACTAACCCCAGAAACATACCTAAGAGTTTATGTAACTGGAGAGACTGAAACTGTTACTGTCAATCTTGATGAATTTGTAACTGGTAAAACCTCCAATGCTGCTGGTCCTATTGCTAAGGTATTTGATTCCAATTTGGTTAGAGTTGGTGATGACACCAGTAGTTCATTCCAAATGAACAAGGAACAAGTTTATACACTGGTTCTTAGTAATCATAATGGAAGTACATTTGTGGCAAATGAGTCTCTAACAATTCCTTCCGTCACGGCATTTAATGCTAGAAACAACACTACCTTAGGAATATTCATTGCTAAAGATTCGGGTAAAGTATCTAACTTGATGGTTAGTGCTGTTGGTGGTAGTTATGAGACTGCTTCTATCGTTATTGAAAGTCCTCAGTTGCCTGGTGGATCATCGGCAACAGGTTCTATCTCTGTCTCCGATGGCAAGGTATACAACTGTGAGGTTTCGCTTACTGGAAGGGGTTATACCGAGCCACCATCTGTTGTTGTCAAAGGTGTAGGTCTCGGTGCTGCTGGAGCTGTTATCGAGTCTGTTATCGAGATTGACACACCTGCTGTAAGAATGGGTGTTGCTATTGATTACAGTGGTGTAACAGAATCTATAACTCCAACTAGATTTGATTTCAAGCATCCTGTTTATCTACAGAATAATACTGAGTATGCTCTTACTATTGAGACAGACTCTATTGAATATGAACTATGGGCGTCTGTCCTTGGAGAGGAAGAAATTTCAACAAGTAATGTTGTTACTACCCAACCTTCTTTAGGTTCCGTATACAAATCTCAGAATACTGATGACTGGACAGAAGATTTATTTGAAGATATCAAATTTATCATGTACCGTGCTGAGTTTGATACTGTCGGTGGCGAGATTGAAGTTGCTAACCAAAATCTAGGTTACGAAAAACTACAGATATCTCCTTTCGAGACTAGTGTAAGATCTGCTACTAATGCTACCTCATCACTATTCAAGAATAATAACTCAATTCTTAAAGTTTATCATAGGGATAATGGTTTTGAAGATACTGGAAACTCTTATGTATTCTTCCAAGAAGCAAAAGATGTTGGTGGTATTTCGGGAGTTACATTGAATCAAAGACTATATAAAATTTCTAATTCTGGTATTGATTCTTATAACGTCACAAGTCTAAACGGCGCTGGATCTAGTATTATTGGTGGTGGTGATAGTGTTCTTGCTTCTTACAACAGAAAGTTTGAACGTCTGTATGCTCAGGTTCCATATCTACAACTAGATGGTACTAAGATTGAATCGTTTGTTGCTACTACGGATGTAGTACCTGTTGATTCCGATACTAAGAACTACACCTCATACAGTTTCGTTGACTACGAAAAGACTTTCCTTGGTGAAGAGCACTTCTTTACTAACCAGAAAATTGTTGCTTCTAGAATCAACCAGACTATGAACGGACTACCTCATTCACTGAAGTATAAATTCAAGTTAACCACAGATACTTCTGTTCTATCACCTGTTATTGATCTACGTACTGCTACTGTTAAAACATCTAGTAATAGAATTGAAAATGCTACTGGTTATGAAGATAGATATGGTAAGAGAGATCAGATTGTTAAATTCCAACCTTTATACACGCTTGCTTTTGCTGTAACTGGATCAAATGCTGGTCAGGTTGGTGTAAATCTTTCTGTAGTTGGTCAAACTTCTAAAGCAGAAGGTTTGATTACTGGTTACGAAAACAATAATGCCACTATCAGACTAAGAACTATAACTCCTTTCCAGCAAGGTGAAGCTCTAAATCTAATTGGTACAGATGGAGTAGAAATTTCTAATGTAGGAATTACTATCACTACAATTTCCGAGATTGATTTTAACTTCAGTGTGGGTTCTAATGTTATTGCCTACTCCCCAACAGATGAGGATGTAAGTTACGCCAATAAAATTAATGGTAAGGTCATCCTATGGGATGCTGAGGATAAAATCCTAATTGTGGAAAACTCTTATCAACCTATTAATAATAATTACATTGCTAAGACAGCAGACGGCGAAGCATACACTAGAAAACAACTCGATAGTGAGCAGCAACCAGACATCTTTAGGGTGGGTGATGTAGTTCAATCTACTGGAGATGACGATCCTAAGTTTATTGAAATTAACACCATTGATTATACAACTGGTGTTGACTATGTTCCAGAAACAGATGCTGTTAATAGTTCTTCGGTTGCTAAGTATGTAACTAAGGAAGTATTCATCGATAACGCTGGTTCTGCCATTGATGTAAGATCTACAATGAATCTTACCGACGTTGAAAACGTTAAGATATATTATAAACTTAGAGAGTCTTCCAGTTCAGCAAACTTTGATGATATCAATTGGGTTCCATTTAATCAAGATGGTAACCCAGATGTAAACAATCTTGCTACTCCAGCAAACTCCATCTCAGGACAGTTCGAGAAGCAAACAGATTACCAAGAACTGACATTCAGTGCTTCTAATTTACCTGAGTTTACATCTTTCGCTATCAAGATTATCATGAAAACTGATGATCCTTCTTATGTACCCAAGATTCAAGACCTAAGAGCTGTAGCATCATACTGATGAGATATCTTAAAGTTGAAGGTCACGAAAGTCTTTATCGTGATGTAACGACAGGAGCGATTGTCAATACCGACAAACCCGCTCCTAGAAACTTTTCTCGTACATTTAACAATACACTAGAAGACATAAATA